AACCTCCATATGCTCCTGCTGGGTGCCATGACCAGTGCGAAGGTCAATGTAGTGCATCCAGGAGCGTACAGATCCCGTCATGTAGATCCTGGTGGGCACTGCCATGGGGAGAATCATGCGAGCACATTCCTTTGCCACGCCAGCATCCAACATCTCCTTATAGACATCCATGGTCTGCTTGAAGTGATACTGCATCCAGATTTCAAACTTTTGTTTGATGAAGGGGTCAAGGTCATCGATACTCTTCTGACGATTAGTAGTATCCTGACGACGAAGCTCGGGCAGAGGAATCTCATCACCAAGCAGAGACGAATCTGCATAGCGTTGTGAGAACTCTTGGAAGGTGAAACTGCGATGCCTCAAAATTTGAGCTGCGATTGCCCTGGTAGTGTTAATCTCCAGAGTCATGTGTGCTTGCTCAAAGATGCTCCAATGCTGGTGCTTGATGCAATACTTAAGCAGTCCAGAAATCTTTTCATTCTCCTGATTAGCGGGATTACTCACACGAGCGACATACCCGATAGTTTTCTCTGCATCAGGAGTAACAGAGACAAGACATACTTTAGTCATTTTCTAGAAAATAAAATACGAGACATCCAATAAAGTCCAAAAGATTGTAGGTATCCGATAGTGACAAGACCAAAAATACCTGGGACTAACCAATTCCATAATAGCATAAAAACGAGAGGATTGGTAAAAGTCGTGACAATGGATACTAATGCTTCCATTGCTTTTTGTTTTGCTTCTTCTCTTTCTATTGCTTCAATCTCTTCTTTTGCTTGCTCTTCTTCAGCACGCTTATCGAGATATACTGTCGTCATTTTTTCTTCTTGGCTTTTGCCGATGGATCTTGCCATAATTTAGGATTAATTCTACCTTCCGATTGAGTCATGCTAATGAGATCATGCCGATACAGATCCCAATAGTAATCAAAAATTTCAGACCTTTTATTTCCATATACCAAATCAAACTTGGTCATACCATCTTGCAGGTATTCAACCAAGTAAGCGGTGTATGGAAGTGACCGATCCTGTGCAACAGATGGGTCACAATCCTTAGCGATAAACTTCAAGAGCGACCACCCCACTCGATCTGAGGAAATGCTTCAGAGACTACTGCTTTTGTAATTCTCTTATACTTGTCGCCAAGACGACCATCTTTAACAAGCACGAGCAACTCTGCTTCTTCTGCAGAGAGTCCCTCTAGAAGTTGCACAAACATAGACTCACGCTTCAAACTAGGAAGTTTTGCACCACCTTTGAAGAAACGATAGAGACCTTTATACTCGTGCTCCAGACGAGTATGATCTGTGCCGACAGGAGCATCATTGGGAGTGTAAGGCACATCTCCCTCAGGTAACTCACAAACAACACTATCATCAAAGTTGATAATCAACAGTTGACGAAGAGCATTGCTGTTATGTTTACGAAGCAGGTTGACTTTTTCTTGCTTCGTTTTTGCATTACTAACTTTTCTAAGCACTTCAGAAAGTAATAGTCTTGCAGAACTATTTGTTGTAGCCATAATTAAACTCCTTAATCATTCATCATCGTCATCGTATTCTTCTTCATCCCAAAATGATTGCACGTCTGGTCTAATGTAAATTAACTCATCGTGGAGAATGTTTCCATCCTCATCTAACATTTCTGGATGCGTGACTGACTTAGCGTATGCTGCGTTTTCGATAAAGTCTTCGACATAACCTTTTGCCAACCAGGAAACAGTGATTCCTAAAATGAAAGCGCCAATTGTGACTAAGACTGCTAATGCGATTAACATGGTTTCCCCCTATATTGTTTTGATTTATTTTTTGGAAACCAACCTCCCTTCGATAACTTAGAAATATTTATAAACCCTCACAGAAGATTATTTTCTCTAAGATATTTTACAGTATCTGTGCAACCACCTAGATTTTTTTGATCCATGATTACTTGAGGGAAGGTGCTGCCTACACCAAATTTACTATAGAATTGCTCACGAGTAAAGTCTCTATCTAGAAGAAATTCTTTATATTTAAAATTTTTACCGCTTAAAACTTGCTTTACGTTTGAGCAATATGGACATCCGTTTCTTGTATATACAGTAAAATTCATAATACCTCCAGAATAAAAAAGGGACTCCGAAGAGTCCCAATTGGGTGTTCCGACTTGTAGAGAGACCGCACGAAAGGTCTCCCTAGTATTTATCAGAAGCTGTACTTCAGACCTGCCTTGGTGCCGTAGCTACGGTCAACACCAGCAACGCCACTGCCAACGAAGGAGACTTCGCCGTATGCGCTGAGGCTCTCGGTCAGACCGACGCCCAGACCTGCCTTACCCGAGGGCACCCAGTCAGAAGTGCCGCCGTCAGGAAGGACAACGGTAGCGCCTGCTTGGACATACCAGGAAGCGTCAGTGCCCAGAGCACCTTCGTAACCAACATGGTTGTCGATCGAAGTGCCAGTGTAGTTAGAACCAGTGAAACCGCTGTTTGCTTCTACGTTAACGTAGGGACCTGCCATTGCGGCACCAGCGAAGAGGGGAGCAGCAGCTGCTGCAGCGATGAAAGATTTGATCATTGTTGTTTTACCTTTTAGTTACTTGCGGAATGGTTACCCGCAGATGAAAGCAGACTCGACTCGTCTGCGTTGGAATAATTATAGCACTCTTAAGGTGCTGTGTCAACAGATTGGCGCGAGTAGTTGAGGCACCATCCTCTGTTGTAAAACGTAACATTGTGTTACGTTCATTTATTTATACTATCAGAATTCTTCAGTTTTGTCAACTTGTTGGCGGTATTCCTCCAACTTCTTTCTAGACTCAATCAATTTTCTAGCAGTTTCTAATCTACCTATTTGATATTCTTCATCAGTCATTGACAAATCAAATACATCTTCAGGAGAAACCATTGGTTCAAATTCTATTTCATCATCATCCCCAAGAATCTTTTGAAGTTCTTCTGGTAAATCTTCTTTTTTAATTTTGGGTAATTTCATAATACTCGTAACCAATTGCGTCTCGTGTTGTCCATATTATATTACCATCTCCTGATGTTTGCAAGTCACGAGATGTTGAAATTATAGTATTAGATTGGTCTGTTAGTTTCCATGCTACTCCACCTGGGTTAGATGCCCAATCTGCATCTAGTCCTGCACTATTAACAACGTTAAGTGCAGCAACTCCTATAGTATGAATTCCAGATGTTAGATTGCTGAGAGTAAATGAAGACACACTTCCTTCTGCCCATCCAGTCCTAGTTCCTAAAGAAACACCATCTAAGAAATATTCAGATTGGTCGTCTTGAGATACTGATAGAGTGTAATTTCCTGTAACTGGAATAACTACGTTCCAAGTGGCAGTGTGTACTGTATCAGGTAAAGGACTAGTGTTAGATGGCCAAACTCCATATGTGTTTAACAGTTCACTCCAAGTATACCATGGCGGACTGTGTACCCAATTGATATCATTTCCAGGTCCAAAGCAGTCACCGCCACGACAGATTCTAATGAACCAACCACCTGGGTTTCTTTGCCAAGAGTATGCAAGTCCTGTAGGTTCGCCATCCCCATCTTGGAATCCAGCATCAGAGTTTGTACATCTAACCACCATCTTAAGATTAGTCCCACCATTCAATGTTCTTGAATATGTGTATGGTGTGTTTAATGCTCCTCCTGCAAAAATTCCTCCTTGAATATCCAATACTGGTTGAGTCTCATCATTTAAAAATAATTGTGCTTCATCATCACATCCAAACTGAAATGTATAGGTATCTGTTGCAGCAATAGGAACAATATAAGTTACTTCCTGTTCTTGTAATGGAAGAGTACACTCTTCTGCATTTACCCAAACTCCATACGCATTTCCAAGGTCGCTCCAATATCCATCGGTATTACTAACTGTTGTTGTAGCAACAATATCCTTAATTTCGACAGTTGCATTACAATCTGTGCCATCCAAATCATAAAAACACAATCGAGTATTGTTATTATCTACCCTAAATCCGCCATATCCAGAACCACCAAAAATTGTTGCTGGATATGTTCCTACACTCACTTCAACATAGTCACTATCAGAACCTTCTCTGTCATTAACTACTTGAGTAAATGTTCTTCCCGCAACTGTATATGTTCCTAATGCTTGACCCCAATCATTAGGGTTGTCATCATATTCAAAATCTAGTCGAACAAGACCAGAACCAGTACCTCCAATAACTAAATCTCCAGCACCATTAAATGTAGCAGTAATGCTTGATTGTCCAACAACAGATTCAGAACCAGAACTTACAGGATAAGTTACTGGACTAGACCTTTCTATTTTTCCAAATCTAATTAGAGTTCCATCTCCAGTAAAGTATTGCTGCTCTCTGATATTAATATCACTGTCAAATGGAGAGCATGATTCTGTGTCTAAATCGGGAACAAAAAAGTCTTCTTCTAATCTAAGTCCTTTTGTAGATACATCTCCCCATGGATAACATACTCCATAAGGGTCTAGACATCTATCAAAATCATCCCAAGCATCTGCAGGATTAATCCATTCATATACACAATCATAGTATGTCCCGTCAGGTCTTTGTTTACATTTTTGAAACCTTAACAGAGGTTCACCTTGAGGAGTTGTGTAGTCGTCAGTAATGTTTGCATCAAAAACTGTTACTAAATCATCAACCTCTTCCTGTGCTGCTCGTTGAAGATTTGAAAGAGTAAAATCATCAATTCCTGCATCACAGATGGGTCCAAAATATCCTTCGGGATAATAATACGCCATTAAAAAAGAGGGGTCTTAACCCCTCTATTTATTTTAAAGTGCGTTGCCTCTTGGCAAGACTTCTTCAGGGAACACAAAGTTCTCATGAGGTTGGTCTACTGGAGCCAACCAGGCACGGAGTCCTTCATTGAGGAGGATGTTCTTCGTATAGAACGTCTCAAATTCTGGATCCTCTGCTG